AAGCTTCAGTCGCGCGTTCAAGAGTCGCAGCGATGCCTCGCATACCTCGTGTAATTTTGGAAGCAAATTACGTCAACCCAATTACCCTCAACTTCCCCAAGAACATGGTCGTCTATGAGATCAAGAATCGTACGACCGGTCGTACAAACTACTATAACAAGGCCACCTTCCGTAAGCTCATAACAGCCTTCAAAAACGACTATAACCTCTTGATGATGAACCCCAAGATGCCTATCCCTGGTGCACGCAACCCCGTGACTCGTGGGGCCATATACCCGCGGAACGTGCGTCGCGTCACGGTCGCCGCCAAGAAGAAGACGCCGAGCCCCAAGACGGCCGCTAAGAAGATCCAGAGCGCCGTGCGCAAGGCGCGCTCCAAGTAAAGGACTAATTTGTATCTAAAATTAGATGAACCCGTATGAGGTTCTAGGAATCCCCAGAGATGCTCAGGACGGGGTCGTCAAGAAAGCCTATCACAAACTTGCCCGCGAGCACCACCCCGACAAAGGCGGTGACGCTGAGAAGTTCAAAAAGGTCCAAGAGGCCTATGAGATCCTCACGGACCCCCAGAAGCGCGAGAATTTTGATCGCTTCGGGACGCCTGAGGGCCCGCCACAGGGGGGTAACCCCTTCCCACCCGACATTTTTGCTCAGATGTTTGGAGGGTTTGGGGGTGGTCAGCGCGGTCCTGTTAAACGTTCCAATTTTGATCATGAAATAAAAATCAGTTTGGAAGAGTCGTATCGTGGGACGGTCAAGAACCTTCGGGTCACTCTAGAAAAGACTTGTTTCAGTTGCAAGAAGAAGTGCCAACAGTGTCACGGGCGTGGGCAGGTCCAGCATCATATGGGTCCTATGGTGTTCAATCAACCTTGTAATATGTGTGGAGGGGAGGGTGGTGTGTCACATGGGTGTGGTGAGTGTCACAGAGGGAAGAAAAAGGAGCCTCTCAATTTAGAACTAAAAATACCTGCAGGGATTGAGAGTGGAGCGGTCATGACGGGACATGGTCTGGGTGAGCAGCCAAGAAACCAGGGTGAAGAACCTGGGGATGTTAATTTTCACATCAAAATTGATGACCACCCAGAGCTGATGAGACAAGGTATGGACATCGTATGGTCTACAAAAATTCCATTTGTAGAAAGTGTCAATGGAAAAAAGATCAAAATTCCTCACTTTGACGGGCCAATAGAAATTGACACGACAGATTGGGGGGTTCTGGATCCTCGGGAGGATTATCTGATTCTAGGAAAGGGATTCGTACCTGGTGGCAAACTTCGGGTATCTTTCAACGTCGTCTATCCACCGGTACATGTCAAATTCAATCTTTCAAAGCTAACATAGCGATAGCCATGGCTGCAGACATACTGCTGATAGCAACTTGATCTAGTAAAAGATGTGTAATCTCTGCTATGTTTACTTGTGCGTGATGAATTGCGAAATCATTTAGGGCATCTGGTACGAGACTTAACGTCGCCCCTCGTACCACATGCTTTTTCAAAAGGGTCGTGGACCGTACGGTTCGCTGGGTGATTGGATGGCGCTGGACACGGCGGACGCTGATCCGGACCGTTATACACACCTCCTTATTCATCTTGCTCTACTAGATATTTCCATAATTCTTGACGGTCACGTGACGCCTTTTTTACAGGGTCACGGGCGACGAAGAGCCGCCCTTCTGGCCCACACTTGCGCTCACTGAATCGGACAGACTCGGCCCACTCATAAACAACCTTCCCTCTCCCTTTATAAGCTATGAAACGGGAGCAAGTATCTGTACGGGGGTAACGACCCGGGACGAAGTAGCGACACGTTTCACAAGAAGGCGGGTTCATTACAATTTCAAAACAAAATTTACCCACACAGTCCGCGCATCTCCGCGTAACTCATCTTTCCCTCTGCAAACTTGGCCATCGCTGCAGTCTGGACAGGGTCGTCCAGAATCACCGCGCAGTGTGCAAGGAGCGGGTCGATCTTGGCGATCGAGGTGACCTCATCGCCATCATCCTTTTGCTCAATCACTTCAGCGTTCTGCGGCGTCTCAACCCGCCGGCACGCCACCACGACGGACCCGATGTGGCCACGGCCCGCGGGTGGGTCCTCCACGCGACTGTGGTACCGGACGGCACAGCGCTTGCGCGGGTGGTTCATCTGAGTCACGCGGTAGTACCAGTCATCAAACTCGCCCTCAATAAGTTCCCAACCAATAGGGCGGCTAGGCTCGTGGACCGACTGAATAGAACCGTCCTTGCAGACCACATAGAGCTCATTCTTCACAGGGCCACCTTCTAGGTCAAACCCGTACTGGTAGGTTGACACGGTAGGGTACAGACCCGTAGGCCGGTACAGGGGGTCAACCTGCTCGGCGTAGAACTGGAGGCCGGGAGTCTTGAGGGAAGCCATTGCTTTTTTTGGTGTTTTGAGAGTTACTTCTTGCCCGGCTTGGCGGGACACGACAACTTTTTTTCAAGTAGGGCCTCCTTTGCCCGTACAGCCTTCTTACTATACACCGACTGCTCACTATGTTTCTTGGCCGAACTACGCTTCTGCTCACGACCGTCCATTAAGTTGAATTTAGAATCAAAATTGGGACCCAATCCCGTACAACACACATTTTTTGCCCAGATATGGTAGTATGGACTCCGAGTGTCCAGTGTGTCTGGAACCTTTATCGGGAACTGTAGTTCACATGGGGTGTTGCAAGAAGATGGTCCATATGCAGTGTTACACGGTAAAGTGCCCTATGTGCAGGGCTGATCTCCCTGTTCCAATTCACGCAGTTCAGCCCCAACATATAATAGTTCCCGTCCCGGTCGTGTACAGTGGGGACAGAAGAGGTAAAGTAATTCGTAGTGTTATAGGTTTAATAGGCGTGGCCTGTATTTTTGCTATTATCACGTTTCCTTATTACTCTTAGACGTCATATTCACGGCACTGAAGTGGGTCTACCGCGCACAATTCCTCAAGTTCTTCGGCCAGAGCCTTGATGCGTAGATTCTCCTCGCGCTGGCGTGCCAGTTCGGATGAAAGCTCCTCTACGCGGTCCCACGCCACCTTGCACGACGGAGTGTCCTCAAAGTGATAACACAGGTTGCGGGCCTGTTGAATAGCCTGTTCAACATCCTTGGGGCGGAGTTTCGTTCGCTTTCCGGGACGTGGATCAGGGCCCTTCTTGGCAAAAAATTGAGGTTTTGCCACTGCCAGAGTCAACATTTAGTTACTTAGAGGTCATACTTTTTATATGATAAATGGCACCTGCTCGTGTCGTCCTCAAAGCAAGTGAGGTGGCTGCAATTTTGGGGAAAAATCAGTACAAGCCACGTCATGAGGTTCTAGACGAACTTTGGAAGAAATATAGCCCAGAGACTTTCACTGGCAAGACCAAGCGTGACAAGGCTGAGGCTGCCCTTGCTCTCTCAGAGGAGGCCAAGGGGGTGCTCGCGGCTGCCGTGTCCATCAAGGCTACCGACTCGGCGCAAGTTCAGTCTGTGTTTAGTGAGGCCCGTGACAAGATTAATTCCGATTCAAAATTGAGTGCTGTCCAGAAGACTGAGGTGATTGAGCACCTGCGTTCCAAGGTTTACACGTCACACGGTACCCGGTCGGAGGACAAGACGTCCGACAAGGTGGCCAAGGATGAGAACGTCAGTTTTGTGAAGGATGATGCGTTTTACAGTCGTGAAGTATGTACTCTTGGTGACACAAAGTTTGTAGTCATTGGAAAAATTGACAGAATTGAGGAGCGGGATGGAAACCGAATTTTAGTGGAAATTAAGAATCGTACAAATCGTTTGTTCCGTCGGGTGGTGGAGTACGAGATGATTCAAGTCCAAGTATATTTACAGTTGCTGGGTCTTGTAAATGCTCGGTTGGTAGAGCAGTACAACAACCAGGTATTAAGTCATGATATTACACGTGATGAAGAGCTATGGGCGAATGTGATTGTCCCCGGCCTTGAGCAATTTTGCAGCGAACTTCATGAGAAATTTTAAATGTTAAATGAAACCTTACCGTTGAACAGATCCTCAAAAGTGATCATGAACACCACATCGTCCCCGTCCTCCTCGCTCGTCAGCTCCCACCCCTCACCCTGAATGAACTCGGTCACGATGCACTCAACGAAGCGCGTCGTCTTCTTGTGCTTCACGCTCAGAGTCACATGCTTACCCACTATCGTCTCAAACCAATCCTCATAGGTCTCAAGCTCGTTAGCCAGCTCATCGCGCTCCTTGGCAAGCTCCAGAACAGCCTCAATTGCCTCCATTGTACTAGATACACGCCCGGCTTTTTTATCTGCTAGTTTCAGGATGGTCCATCTACGTCTCGCTTTGGCGTTTGCGCTCGTGGGTCTCGTGTTCACGAGCCGCCCATGGCTCGGGTGGCTTCACAGCCTCGGCCCGGAACAGGGTATGCTCATCAAGTGGGGAGTTATTCTCGCCACTATATTTTTACTAGATTATGCCGATCCTAGCCTAAAATTGGAGCACCATACCCAAGCCCTAGGTGTGCTTATGATTCTTGCGGCGTTTAATATGATTTTCAATTACCAATCAGAATGGATAGACGAGTCTGGATCTGGAAACGTCCAGGTCCAGACGCCAGATGGAGCTCTTTATCGGCGCGCGCGACAGAACTTGGGGCTAGATCCAGAATGGGCGAGAATTCTGGTCTTTGTGTTGGTCCCTTTTGCGCTCGTGTTTTTCGGCAGCCGATTTGTGCGCCCAGGAAAAAAAATTAACATAGAATAAATGGGAAAGTACAAGAGCATTTTTCTTGATAGCGCGGTGGGCACGGGCGGCGCCCTGACCGCCATCTCAGGCGCACTCTTACTCGGTCTGGCTTTTGGCATTCCGGGGTTTATTCTCGTGACGCTGGAAAACCAAAAGCCAAAGGCACAGCGCAACATGGGGCTGCTCGTCCTTGGTTTTATTCTGATGATTTTGGGAGTGATATTTGGACTAGGACTCAACGCGGGGGGACTGTTTGAGGGAATAGCGAATCAGTTTTCCAATTAAACTTCAATGTAAAAGCTTAGCGTGACCCAGGCGTCTTGGCGTGCTCGTGCGCGCTTGAACCCCTTCCCGCGACCCCGGGACTGCACTGCAGGTGCAGTCTCCTTGACGGGTTCGTCAAGGTACGAGTACTTGTTCATGTGTCTGTCCGAGTAGTAATCTTCATAGTAAAACACGTCTTCCATCACTTCAGGGTCCACACCCTCGTTCTTGAGGAAGCGGTACGTCTTTTCAATATCAATAAAGTCGTCAATAACCTCATTGAATATTCTTGACCGCCACTTGGCGGGGAAGGAATCAGCAAACTCCTGGGCTTCGGCGAAGCGCGCATCCAGCGCGTCGCCAAAAACCTCAGTGCACTTGGCATCGTGTGCATCCTCGTTCCACTGGTCCCTGACCCGGTGAAACCCCTTGAAATAAACAGGCGCGCGGCACATAGGGCACGAAGACCCTGCAACCCCCTTTAGGTACCAATTCTTAATACACCCGTTGCAGAACTCGTGTCCGCACGACAGCTTCTGGAAGGGACCCGACTCTCCGTAGCACACTGCGCACTCCATAGTCTCTTACTGGTTTGGTGTGAAAATTGTCCTGCATTCCCGAAATCTGACTTGGACAAGACACGTTTTTTAAAGACTCTGTGCACTTATAAAATAAGAGATGAGTTTTGTGGCGTCGATCACCATGCCGCCACCGGTCAAGCCGCGCCGCGCATCCAAGACTAATCAAAAGAGCCGCAAGTATTACACGTTGCACACCGGCAGGAATGACGCGTTCACTCTGCGTGTCAACGAAGATTCCCGGACGTCGATAGTGGGTTTTACGGAATGGGACAACGCCATGTTTGTAGGACAAATGCTCGAGACTTATTTTATTGATCAAAAGGAGTGGCCCCCGATATATGAAATGGGTGATCTCATTTTACCGAGTCCTCAGGGACCCATTGATGTTCTTCATCACTTGTACATTCAACAATGGGAATTTGATGAATTACAACTAACGTGTACACAAAACTTTTTAGATATGATTTCTATTAATGATATTGTAAAGAAAAAGGCTCAAGGTGGTTACGTGTTTTCTGGTAATACATACCAGTTTGAAGCCCCCGTAGAGTTTTACCGTCAGCGCCTTGGCGAAATTCACGAGTTATTTTCAGATGTGAACGACCTATACTGAAGGGCTGCGAATGAGGTGCCCTCCGCCGCGCAAAACAGCCTTGGCGTATACCGCGCATAGACAAAAGTGAATATGGGGCCAATCAAGCGCGTCGCGCGCATCAACTGTGATTTTCAGTGGATTTTTGTTCACCTCATCCATAAGCATCGTCGGCTTATCAGGACTCAGAGCCTCTGCGATGTCGCACATGTGAGCTAGCCATTTGACGTGTGTCTCTGCTGACGCGTCAAATGCCTTTACAAACTTTGAAGTAATAGACATTTGTATTAAAAGTTATAATGTTTTTAAGCCATCATGCACGCTGGGCAGAAACCATCCGCCTTGCGGACAAACATCAGCCACAGAGCGATCAGGATAAGCGCGTACAACAGAACGTTCTGGGTTTTCATTTAATGTAAGTTTAGATTATTCCTCGTCTGCTTCCGACTCTTCGTCCTCGTCCTCGTCATCATCTTCAAACTCGTCCTGCTCTTCCGTTTCATCTGACAGCGAGTCGTCGTCCGTCTCTTCATCCTCGTCTGATGGAACATAATCATCGTCGTATTCAATTTTTACAAAACCATCATCAAATACCTGGAACCCCACGTCATTCTCGTCGCTTGTTTTAAGGTGTTCTGAAATTGAATCATTATCAATCTCGTACGTATCCACTTCGTACCGCCATATTTTATCATCAGATTCGGACAGGTATCTGATGGTGAAAATGCAACCATTCTCCTCAACGATTTTCGCGAGGAGTGGAACAGGCTTGCGCGCCCCCACGTCTGTCCATACGCGAACGAGATCACCGACGGACGACATGCCTCTGTTGTAGTTTATGATAAATGTTTTTATCTGGAAATTTACGCAAGGGCGGCGTAAGGATTGGCGCGCAGGGTCTTCTTACCCACACGTGGACCGCGCTTAGCACCCTTGTTCTTGCGCACCTTGCGCACCGCCTTCTGACCGAACATGGCTGCGAGACCCATGTTGCCACCTGGGCTAACCTTGTACTTGCGTGGGCGGCCGACTGGACGCTTGGGCGCGTAGCCCTCATACATCTGGGCGATGTAACCTGCGCGCTTCACTGGGAGCACGCGCACGCCCTTGACGCGGGCGGCGTACTTGCCGCGGGCCGCGCCGCTGTTCTTGCGCATCTTGCGGATCAGCTTGGGGCGGATGGGGCTGGGGATCATGACATTCGCGTGAGCGTACTTGACGTTCACGGTGGATCCCTGGGGGTTCTTGTAGTACTTGGCCTTGGGTGCGTACTTGACACCCTTGGCAGTCTTGACGATAAACTTGCCCTGAGCAGTCTTCATAATGACGCGGCGCTTGACGTTCATGAAGGAGGTGGCCTTGGGGGAGGTTTGCATTTTATTATTAAATAATAATTTAATTTACATCTTGGCAATGGTGCGGGCCAGCAGGGCCAGACCACGGGGGCCGCGCTTGGCACCCTTGTTCTTGCGCACCTTGCGCATGTATGGATTGGGCAGGTTCCACATGGGGCTGGCCATGACCTTGCGTGGGCGGCCAAGGGGTTTGGGGGTGCGGTACAGGCGTGCCAGACCCATGCCCTGCACGTGGGGGCGGGCGACGCGGCGGTTGCTGCGCACCTTGCGCACCGCCTTGGGGCGGATGGCGGTTGGCACGCGGGCGCTGGAGTTGGCCAGGCTGCGCACGGTGCCGCCTGGGCTCTTGACGTAGGCAGCCTTGGGGTTGTAGGCGGTGCCCTTGTCGGTCTTGACGAGGTACTTGCCCTCCGCGGTCATCATAATGACGCGGTGCTTCTTGTTCATGAACTTGGTGGCGGCTTTGGGGACGGCGGGACGACCACGAGCCATGATTATGTACTATTAAACGAGAAAAAAACTAGCACTTCCAGCGGTTTCCACAGTTCTTGCAAGTAACGTAGGTGGTCATTGGCTCGTCTGCTGAGCGCGTTTGCATCTGGTAGTAGGTCGTCTTGACGCTCTTGCACTTGCCGCACTTGAAGAGGCCGTTGTAGTCCTCCTCCTTCGCTCTGGCCTTCTCCATCTGCATGTCCTTTTCACGCAACTTGAGCATCGCCTGTGAGTACGGGCCTGAAGGCCAGAGCACGTCTGGAGAGTAGTTGGCGAGTCGCTTGACGTCAAGCTCCTTGCGCTTTAACCGCAAGGCCAACTGCGGCCCCACGATACAGCTCAGCTGCACACGGTCACCGTCCACTGCGAGCGCGACGTTGAGCTTTTCTTCCCGCCCCATCTCGGTGAGTAGCCAGCCGAGTTTCATTTTGTAGTACCTGCGGAAGACGTCGTTTTCCCACGAGGCGTCCTGGCCATTTTCGCGAGTCGTGTGAACTGCCCAATTGAGGAGGCTTATTTCAGCGTTGCGGCTAATGGCGCCAGTTCCAAGCTTGTCTGCGAAGACGCGGCGGGCGTGCTCGCGCAGGGAGTGGTTCATTTGTTTTTAGAATACATGATCCTTTTCCGGGTACCATCTGACTCTCACAAGACACGTTTTTTCGGCACACTCACACATAAAAGGCAAATTCGTCTTTTTAATATGTACCCAATGATCTCGTGCGTAACGTACGGCCGCGAGCCAATATTCAACAGTTGTCACAGGTGCGCTGAGAGAAATCTAATCAAGGCTCTCGTTTTGGAAGCAGGACGCCAAGGGGTCCACCCTTCGTGTCTGGCTCGCTGGATTCATAGAAAGTATGGGGATGTTGTTGTGCGGAGGGATCGCTGTGACGGCACCATGGGAACTTCTATACCCTGTGTCGTCTGTCGCAAGGTGCTTGACAGACTCTCAATTCAATGGAGGGCTCATATTGGTGAGATATGGTTCAGAAGTACAGACCCTGATGCACCCAAGTCTAGGCCGACAAATAGACAGGTCAGGTATTTAAACTTTCGACCGTGAAATTATTCTAAACATAGAGTAATGGGTTTCACCCAGTCCATTTCGTCAATTGGATTAGGTGGCATCATTGCGTGGTTGATATTAACATTTTTTCAGGCGAAAAAGACAGTCTCATATTACACGCAGCTCAGACCGATGCCACTTGAAGAGGATACCAGCAATTTGGCGCTGATTGGAGTTGGGCTCGCATCTGCCAAACCCAGTGTGATGGATGCCACGCCGTCCGCACAGCCACAGGTTATGATTATGGAGCAACCTCCTCAGATGATGATGGAAGAAGCCCCGTCACCCCTTCCAGCGATGTCACCCGAGGTTGTTAACATTGCGGTCCCAGCTCAAGTTGCCGTGCCACTGGCTGTGGCCCCAAGCCCCATGGCAATGTCCATGTCACCCATGGGCAGCCCAGTGACGCTCACACCGGGTCCTTCCCCTTCCGCTTAATTCCAAGGGCATTCTCAAGCTTTGAAGTGGCCCTGACAAGAGGCTTGTTCCTCTTGAGGCGCAGCGTATCAGTTTCAGTTGAAGAATTCTCAATAGCTTTGAGTCTTTCGCCACCGCCCGAAGGAGCGTGCATGACGTTTTCACACGCACCGCGCACTTCACCGCCAACCACAGGCATGTAGCGTTTCTCATAAGGATAATAAATTTGAGGAGGCTCTACGGCTCCTCCGAACGTCCTAAACTCCTCTATAGTCATGGTTCCCCCGAAGCATTTGAGAATGTCACGCTTCGGGGCGGGCCATAGAGGATAGTGTCTGCCGAGCGCGCGCAAACGCATCATCGCCAACAAGGACTGAATCTCACCGGAGCGCGCCGTTTTCATGTCAAGAGCGTACGCCTTTGCACACTGCCATGAGCAGAAATTGCCAATTGTCTGGAAAATATTGCGCTTTTCATCATATTTGATTGGCAAATGAATGCATGGTTTTTGAGGAAGAGCATGAACGCACCACCAACAAATAAGACCCTCCAAGTTTTCTGTAGGAGGCTCTGTGGGGAGAGAAGGTTTAGGAGCCTTTGGTGCCATTTTTAGAGAATTTCTTATATCCGCAATTCTCTTTTTCTCTGCACATATCATATTTCATTTAAAAACCTGAATCTCTTTAATAATATATGATCTTGTCAATTGATTGCGGAATTAAGAACCTTGCAATGTGTCTGATAGATCCAGTTACTAAGAAGATTCATCAATGGGACGTGTCAGGAATCCCCCCGAAGCACGCCGACGGTATTTTTCCGTGCATGGTTCGGCACCTGAACGAAAAGCCGTGGATCCTAGAGGCGCGCACGGTCGTGATTGAAAAACAGCCGGATCGGAACCGTGGCATGAAGGCTATAGAAAACTTGTTGCACACCTACTTCCTCATCAAGGAGAAGAACGTTGTGATTTGGGACGCGCGGCACAAAATTCCCGACGTGGCGGGCGCGGGCAAGGCGCGGTACACACAACGCAAGAATGCGTCAATTGAACGCGCACGCAAGTTTATTGAAGGTGGAAACGCCAACTGGATTGGCTTTTTTGACGCGCACAAAAAGAAGGATGACCTTGCGGACACTGTGATGCAAGCACTTAGTTTCATAGACAAGCGACCGGAGGAGCCGGCCACAAAGGAGGCGAAGGTTCAGAAACCTCGCAAGCCTACAGACAACCAAACGCGGACAAAGTATTCAAAGGCGAATCTTGCTTACCTGGTCAAGACCAATGCCAAGCAGGATGCGCGGTTCAAAAAGGACCTCGCACGATATTATAGATCAATTGATGAATTGAAAGTTGAGTTTAGGTTTTGAAAGTCGGGACTTTCAAATCAACATAAGCTTCTGGTGGCCGACACGAATCGTTGTGTCAATGTGGATCTGGTGGCCGGCAGCCTGCAGAGACCGGCAGAATGCCACATCCTCCGAATTCATATCCGCCAAGCCACCGATACGCTGCACATCTGACCAGAACCAAGGATACTTGATGTCCTCAACGACCCCCTTGCGAATCATCATCCAGCCCATACCCGTGTACGCTACGGGTACGTACTGCGGTGCGTCGGTAAGCTCATCAGGGCTCATGAACTTGAATGTGCCCGTCTTGGTGAAAAACTCCTCGTCCCACTCCTTGACGGTCGCGAGATGCTGGAGATCCTCCATCATATACAGGCCGGCCGTCACGTCGTGTGGGCTCTCCAGAAGGTTGAAAAAGTCCTCAGGCTTGAACACCACATCCGAATCAATCCACATCATGACGTCATAGTCCACCTCACCCTGAAACGGCTTCTGGTCAGGGCCCTTCAGAACGTCACCTCCCAGACACTTGGCACGCGCAAAGTGGACGACGCTTGAATACTGCTGAGAGATCATAACCTGGTGGCCACGGCTGGAGGCCTGCATCAGCAGGTCAGACCAGGCGAGCAGGAACTCGCGTGAGTACTGGCGACCGGGCATGCAAAACACAACCTTCACCATTATGAATAAAACGAGTTGGATTTCTTAAAGTAAAAAAATAGTTTGTAATATAAATGGCTACAGCAGCCGACGACGCCTTGCGCGCCCTCATGAACACCAACGCTAGACTCACGAGGGAACTCGCTGAGATGGCGGCTCGGCAGTCGGCTCTAGCGGTTAGAGCAACAACCACCGCATCTAGCAAGACCGCTGCGAAAAATGCCATGAGTGGTTCTTTAAGAAACGTAGATCCGGCTACACTCGCGCAGAGCACTGACGATGCGGCGCGTCTTGCGAGTAATCAAAAAACTGCTTTGAAAAATGAAAATCCAGCAGCGGCCGTCACGGGTGAAAAGAATGCCATCGAGGCGGCCGCCAATCGTGCAGCAGGTGCTGAAAACCTCGTCAAGTCAAAGTTTAATTTATCAACGGGAACGATTCTTGCGGGAGTGGGCCTTACAGGTTATATGACATATACATTAGTTGCATGGCAAGGTACAGATGGTAAAACAATCACAATTACCAACGTAAAACGTCTAGACTCCCAGAGAGTCCAGATATCATATAATCCACCGAGTAATTTAGGTTTTGCTATCCGCGCCAACGATACATTGGACTTTTCTGGATGCTCGAGTTCGCGATGCACCGTCCCTGCCCTCGGGAACGGTGAAAGAGTTGATAGCCTCATTGACGATCGTAATCTGATTATTTTAAAGAGTATTGCAGATCCAAATGCGGCACCGGCAGGGACGCCGTCAACCACTTCGCCAGCGGGTGCCCCCGTCCCATCAGCCCCGGCCGCACTTTCAGGGTCCTGGGGAAGCGCTGTAGTCCATTCATCTTTTTCAAACCAATTTATTGGATCTGTAGGAGACACGACGGCAATTGTGTTTGATTCCGCTGCAGCTGTAGTGGATGCTGGAGTGAACGCCGCCGCACCGGTCGCCGCCAATGCACTGAGCCAGGCTGGTAATGTTGCCGCCGCTGGACTGAACGCCTTGGGGCCGGTTGCTGCAGCGGCAGGTGGCGCTGCAAAGGGTGCATTTTGTAGTATAGTACCTTTTGTGTGCGATACTACATTTTTATGGATATGTGCAGCCGTGTGTATTTTCCTTTTGATTGGTGGAGGTGCATTTATGCTAATTTCTAAAAAAAAATAGTAAAGTATGATAGATGGCGCTCTCTGGAGGAGGTGGCGCAGGAGCCCTATTTTTAGGGTTTATAGGATTTGTAGTTATTGTGATATCAATCATTTTCTTATCACAAAAACCGTCTACGAGCCCGGCGCCCGCTCCGGTGGTTGGTCAGGAGCCCGGCGCCCCTGAACCGGCTCAATCTCCGGCCCCGGCCCCGGCCCCAGAACCAGTGCCCGCCCCAGGTCCAGCACCGGGCCCGGCACCGGCTCCTTTGGTATTTGGTTCAATCACTCCCCGCGGCCCGGCACCTGCACCCGCCCCGATTATACAACAGGTATTCACCACCCCCCCTCCTCCATATGACACGCCTTTGGACAAATTGTTGAACTTTTTGGAAGGAATTCCTGATATGCTCTTGAACAGACAAAATTTAGTTCTAGCAATAGCAGACCTGATTATCAATAAACAAAAGAGTATGGTTTATGAACTTGTGAAAGGATTGTTTCAAAAAATTGCTAGATCGCCCGCACTGGTCATGAAGATTAGAGCAAGTATACAACGGCGTGTGGCTGCACGCACGGCGACCGGGGCAATAAGAGGAAAGTTCAAATTCATGTCGTTATTAGAACGCGCACGTCTTGGTCTCAGTTGGGGCAAGACTTCTGCGAAACTAGGTGAAAACACAGGTGCGAAGCTCGCTCAGGAAGCCGGAACGCGTTTTAATGTTGCGGGGGCTCTAGGCAAAGCGGCTGCACAGGCGGGTAGTGCAACTGTATCCGCTGGCAAGCTTGCCGGCAGTTTAGCGAGAGGACTGGTCACGGACCCTTTGATGGTTGTAGCGGTGACCGGCATGGCACTTGACTCTAAAAACGTAGGAAACTTTGCAAGGCTGACACAAACTTCTGATATGTTAGTTGAACGCAATGATCAACTAAAAGCAACTGCGGAAGCAACTGTTGATTGCAGTGCCAATCCTTTGGGGCCGAAGTGTCCACCCTCTCCCGGAGCCGTGCCCGCTCCAGGTCCCGCACCACCACCGAAGGCGGGGCGCTTCCCACGGTTTCTGGGACCCCATGATCTCATGCCCGTAGAAGCTATGTTTGCAGATTTAGAGACGAATATTTTATCGCTTGTCGGTGATCCATCCGATCCCAAGGGTGGATTGAAAACAACTATTGATATGATTCCTTCTTCCACTTACTTGGACGTGAAAAACTCGCTCACAGCCCTTTATAATTCAATAGATATTACAAACCCAGCAGTTGATGGTGTGTTGTCGCCTTTTATATACACGAGCCCGGAATCACAGACCATAGTTCAAAACGCGATCAATACCCTCAAGTCCAAACCCAAAACAACGTTACTTGACGTTTTGATTAATCGTTTGGAAATTATATTTTTAATGCAAGGTATCGTATCAAACTATATAGCACAAATAAGAGGTAATAATTATGGAGATATTACTCTAGCAGATTTTCAACAATTGGTCATGACTCCTCTCTCAGATGCTGTTTTAGATGGGCTTGTTGATTCCATGCTTGACTTCAACTGCGTGCAAAACGGAGGCCTCGTTTTCAATCCAGGAAACGGGTATGATGCTCGTACGTGTACTTGGGCGACCAAGGAGGACTGTCACGGCGCGTTCCCATGGGCGCTCACGGACGGTACGGTCATTAACGACGCCACACAACGAACGAAATCCATGATGTGTACTACGACGTGTCCCGCACCTTGTCCCGCGGGTTCACCTGCTCCATGCCCGCCACCTGTATCGTGCCCAGCACCCTCCCCTTGTGCCGCTATTTCAGATCCATCAAAGTTGGACTTGACGTACACGGAGTGGAGAAGCAAGGATTGGTTTTCAAAGGCAAATTGGATATCTAGCAACCCTGCATGGAACGTAGCTTTAGATCAGAATGCCATACCGAGTGGTGGGGCGTGTATTGCCGCGGATGCAGGGGTGCACTCATTCTGTGACGATACTCAAACAACGACGGCGGGCTCGGCGAATAATATATACATTCGTGAAACTGGAACTTGTGTTAATTCCAGAAAATTATGCGATATCAAGGGGGTTTCTTATGACGGAAACATGGACGCTTCTAAACTGGGTGGGGGTAACGTTGAAAATGCAAACTATCCTTCGTGTTATCGTACTCAAAATCAACAGATTGTAGAGGACATACTTGGTGCCACCATTACGCGCTTCGCAAATTCAGGAGCAACTCTAGATCTAACTATTAAACCAGTTAGTACAGGTGATACTACAGTTGACCTTGTGTTGAACACGTTGGGTCAGGGTCTCGCCACGGCTGCTGGCGTCATCGCAACCGGTTCGGCTCAGGCGCTCGTGGCGGTAACCACTTCAGCTGTGAGTGGAGGTACGGCCGCGGTGACAACTATAACGACCGAACAAACGTGGAGGGACCTCGTCGGTTTACCCGATGAGAGACGCCTCTGCCCATCGGGCCAAGTAATAACCGTATACGCGGCCGGCGGCGGCAACTACATATGCTGCCCAAATGGTCAAGATAGACCACGTAAAAATACAATAACCGGGCAATGGGTATGTGATTGTCCTCCAGGTTCAAACTGGTACAATAACAAGTGTGTTACATGCCCGTCAGGGGCGGAATTTATACGCGACTATGATGGCAAATGCTGCCCCACGTGTCCAGCTGGACAATTGCGTGTACCTATGAAAGACAAGACGTGTGTTTGTAGAACATGCCAGGGGCCTGCTTATACACCAGTAAGTAATGGTTCGTTATGTTGCCCAACTTGCACGGGGGGTGGGACCGCTGATGGAAACTTGTTTACGGGATGCACGTGCACATGTCCGGCGGGTAAATATTTAGACGATACAGGAACAAATTGCGTTGATATCGGATCTTGTGCTCCAGGTAGAATGTACACAGGGACGGGTAGACCTTCTAGCGCAAGTGATTGTGTACCGGCATGTTCTGGTGCCACTCCTGTGTGGAATCCAGATACACGGACTTGCGTGGCAACTAACGCCTGTCCTTCCAGCAGACCATACATCAATCCAATAATACCCAGTCGTACAAATGTTTCAGGAATTACAAACGTTGCTTTTTGCAACACTGGCTGTGAGACGCCACCAGGCGCGCCCCGACAGATATTCGCAGATGAAACAACAAGAACGTGTGTGGGCTCATGCCCTTCAGGAACTACTATAGATTATTTGACCAAAAAATGCGTTGGTCAAGGAGCTTGCCCACCCGCCAAACCTTGGTACGATATAAACGCGAAGAGTTGTCTAAATGACACAGAGTTGGGTTTATTTGGTTCGGCAAAGTATCAAAGCGTAAGTTCAAAACCTGGTAAATTGGGTGTGTGTGCACAGGGTAAGAAAAAGAATACAGGAACCACCGGTGGATTGTGCGTTCCTGTATCCTCGGGAGAGAAGGATCAAATGACGGACGTCATAGGAAATTATGGCTGGAATATTCTTGGTTTTGGTAATGATACCGCCGCTGCGGCTTACTGTAGCGCGAATGGAGGAGCTTTAATGAATCCTAAAACGTGTGGTACGTGCGGTTCCGGGCAATACGTAAACCCAAGCACTGGTCAATGTACAAACTGCCCTGCAGACACTTATAAACTGAGTAATGGTTGGAAACAATCCGATTGCCTCGCATGTCCGTCTGGTACTAGTACGTATTCTGGTACCGGTAAAACAAACTCAGCAGCATGTATATCAACAGCGCCTTGTCCATCAGGATCAACAAGAAATTCCAGTGGTACTTGTGTAATAAATTCATGCCCGGTAGGTCAACAAAAGAATTCAATAGGCAATTACTGCGAGGCGTGTCCAGTCGGTACATATAAAACCGACACGAGTATCAATTCTTGTACTGCGTGTCCATCAGGGTTAACGACAGCATCCACTGGTTCAACAGCTTCGTCAGCGTGTGTTACAGCCGCATCTCTTAACACAGGATCATACACTGTATATGACAATTCTTATGTAGGATCAAATACGGCAGAATGGATTTCTTTAGCAACAAAAATAAATGGTTCATACGCGACTAGAGGTAGTTTAAACGCGTGTAAAACGACGTGTCAGAGTTCATCGGCGTGTGGGGGGTTTACACGATTTAGAACTATGGCCGACGACGCCGCTGCTAGTTGTTCTTTCTGGTCAGTTGATGGAGCTAAAAATCGTAGAGTATCAAATCAATATAATAAAACTTACGTTAAAAACTAACGAGGTGACGGTGAAGACACTGGAGACGTGGCCGACACGTTACGGATGTTCCACTCCGCGAAAGCCTTGGTGAGCGCACACGAATAGTCATTGTACTGGTTTGATATGGCGACGAGCTGATCCTTTGTTTGTTTCTGATCAATCGCGGCCTTTAGAGCAGTTTGCATTTCAGTCGCAATTTGCTGCGTCTGCGTCTGGAAGCTCGTCTTGGCGGCGTTCGGGTCGGTCCCCGTGAATGGTGTCATAGTAAAGTCCGACTTTTGGACCCCGAAAAACTTGGAAAAAATGAAGAACGCCAAGAGTCCGACAATGAGGCCGATCAAAAAGTCCTTGGACAACATGTTATTATTAGCGCAAGAAAATTAACATGATTATGCAGCACAAAATGCACGACAGGCAGCACACACCGCCGCCCAGCGCCGACCACTGCTGCCAAGGCTTTGGCAATTTTTCGGCAAAAAAGGCGGCGACGAAAGGCAGGTTGTCAACCCAACTTCCTGGACTAGGTGCTGGGCTAGTCGCGGGAGAGCTCATTTAAAACTAAGTGATATTAAAAATATATGAAAGCCGTCGTACATACTCCGTATTACGACTGGGACGGTCGCAAATATATGGAATTTTTAATTGAAAATAGAGTTGTTCGGGTAAAAATTCCATGGAGGTACGGGCGGGTCATGTGCCGAGTTGAAGGTCTGAGGCCAGTCCAAGAATTACAAAAGGGTGAACAATTTCAGATTGAAATTCAAAAAAAAGTTTGGGATGGCATAGAGTATTGGATCTTGAATAGTGTTAAGGAATGCTCACAAGAAATGGATACCTAATTTCTCCTGAAAATTCACAGGAGATAAAGCGTGAGCTTACTGTAAGACCAGTGACGAATGAGGCCATTGGGATTCCATCACCATCTTTCAAAGTCTTTCGGGTTGTCAAGGGAGCCACGAGTCAACCAAAGGTTGACTCGGTTCTTGTCCCCCGCTATTACGGTCTCGGGAGGTTCGGGCCGCCCACCAGGGATGTACGGCCTGATTTCAGGAGCGCTCCTGGGATTGTATTTACAGGCCGACTACGAGAAGCGACGCGACAACCAGAAGCCTTTGCAGCTGGAGTCAAAGCCTTTGAAGAAAAGGGAGGGGGCGTTTTGTCGCTCCCATGCGGCTATGGTAAGTGTCTGGGGAAAGACACTCCCGTAATGATGTTTGATGGGACTATAAAAAAGGTCCAGGACATCAAAGTTGGGGAACAGATCATGGGAGATGACTCCACTTCAAGAAAGGTGCTGTCAACATGTACAGGAACAGAGCAACTCTATAAGATTGTACCCACTAAAGGTGATCCCTATATTGTTAATGAATCGCATATACTATCACTTAAATATGTTCAAAAACGCAACAAAAAACATGGAGAAATTTTAGATATTTCTGTACTTGATTACCTCAACACATCAAATGACTTTAAACATAATGAAGTAAGAGGGTACAGAGTTCCTATTTCATTTTCTACAAATGAAGTACCGTTAGATCCGTACATGGTTGGGTATTGGTTGGGTGACGGCGCCTCCGATTCGGCGCGTATATCATGTCAAGATTCTACGGTTCTCCATTACTTTCATAGAAACCTAGGAAAGTATGACTTGTATTTGGACTATATATCACAATATGATTATAGAATAAGGGGAACAAAACCAAATTATTTCTTCAAAACTCTAAGAGATTTGAATTTAATTGGAAATAAGCATATACCATTAATATACAAGTGCAACTCACGTGAAGCACGTCTTCAAATCCTTGCCGGTCTGATTGATTCTGATGGTTCAGCTCATCGGGGTGGATGGGATTTTTGTCAAAAAAATGAGAAACTTTTTGATGATGTTTTATTCCTTGCGCGATCACTTGGGTTTGCTTGTTATAAACAAAAATGCATCAAGACGTGTACCAACGCCCCTGGTGGTCCTAAAATTGGAAATTATTTCAGGTGTTCTATTTCAGGTGCTGGAATTGAGGATGTGCCATGTAAGATTCATCGTAAACGTCTAGAATCAAGAGAACAAATTAAGAATGTTTTAAATGTAGGAATCAAAGTTCAAAAGTTAGGTGTTGGCGAATATTTTGGTTTTGAAATTGATGGAAACCGCAGATTCGTTCTTGGTGATTTTACGGTGACCCATAACACGACCGTCGCCCTGGCTCTTTCGGCACAACTGAAAGTCCGTACGATGATTGTCGTACACAAGGAGTTTCTTGCGAATCAGTGGGTTGAAAAGATTAAAGAGTTTTGCCCGGGTGCTACGATAGGTCGTGTACAGGGTGACACGTTTGATATTGAAAAAGACTATGTCATCGCCATGATCCAGACTATGTGTGGGCGTGCGATGTCATCGACGCCCGGGCCGCGTGAGTTTGACAAAAAGGCTTTTGACTCTATAGGGCTTTTAGTGGTGGACGAGGCGCATCACATAGGTGCTCCAGCCTTTTCACAATTTATGTTCAAAATATGTCCCAAGTTTACTCTCGGACTTACTGCGACGCCAGAACGCAAAGACGGACTTACGCGGCTCCTGTACTGGTTCCTCGGCCCAGAGTTTTTCAGAATTGAAAGGACGAATCAAGGGACAACACAAGTCATTACTCTGCGTTACACGGATGAAGCCTTCAAAGATGCGCCCCCGGTAACGCGCTTTGGGAAGCTCAACATGGCCGGGATGATCAACGTCGTCGCTGAACTGGAGGCCAGGAACGTCTTGATCGTCAAGACGGTCAACGAGGCGCTTGGCAACAATCGGCGCGTACTTGTATTGAGTGACCGGCGTGAACATTGCTTTCTATTACAAAATATGATTGGCTCTAAGGCGAAGCTCTACATAGGTGGCATGAAGGAGGAGGACTTGGCCGAGTCAGCCAAGTCTCCGGTGGTGGTGGCCACGTTCCAGTTGGCCCATGAAGGCCTGGACATTCCGGTACTGGACACCGTTATCTTGGCCACCCCCAAGTCTGATATAAAACAGTCTATAGGCCGCATCATGCGTGAGACGGCCGGTAAGCTGAATAACCCACTGATTTATGACGTTGCAGATCAGTGGTCGGTATTTTTTAGCATGTACGCAAAGCGTCTTAGGGTCTATCGTGAAGGAGGTTTTGAAATTGAGGGCGAGCCGGAAAAACCTCCAGATGTGTTCGGGAGGGGGAAGTGTCTTATTGCGACATCTTGATTCCCATGAATGTTAGACCACCTACTAACATAAACACCGCAATTACTATGAGAATAATTGCCCACATGGGTAGTTCAGATTTGGTCACTGGTGCTGGTGCTGGTGACATCACAGCTACGGGTGCCGTTGGTGGCACAATTGGAATTCCAGGTGTGAACGCAACTGGGCAGCCCATACAAGCCATGTTTTGAGGTGGGCACCCTAGATCAACACGACCCGACCCTGGTGGGCATTTACAGTACTCACAAACTAGAGGTGGTGCAGGCGCGGCTGGACGACGCGTCACACACGCCGACCATTGCATTGCTAGTGGAAAAACAGCCGCATTTTGTTCATTAGTAGGTGTATTGATGGTGCATATTTGATTTATAGTATTTGCAGGAAAACCCTCTTTAGTGGGCTGATATGCTGTATAGCCCGACGGGCACTGTTGACCTAAAGGCACACTTTTCGCAATTCCAGTTTGTTTCATAACACGGGCGTACTCTTGATTAACGCTACACCTTGGCGTGACCAAGTTCAAGTAATCCAAAACGCCTTGATCAATGTCAGTCATTTATTTTCTTCCTATATTTTAAATGGATATTGTTCCAGGTGAAATTACCAGCATGGCTTATACTGCTCAGGTCCGCATCAACAATGCGATTGAGAAGGACCTGATCGGCATCGCGAGCGCCAAGCCGTGCAGCTGCACCGGCTATCAGAGCTCTCCAGTTTACAATATTGATCGTTAAATCATTTTCGCAGGGAATCCATGAGTCCCATGACAATCACACCAGCCACAAAAAACATCACGATGTAATTACACTCGGTGTTATCTGAGGTTGGCATATTATTAGGAAGAGATGGTACGTATATAGGCGGTCTGGGGTCGGCCCCGCCGCCGAATGGTGCATATGATAATGTCACCATCTCCTGATTTTACACGGGAAAATTATTAGACTCTAAAGTGTCACCTCCTTCTTCTTGCTCTTGGGGCCGCGCTTCTTCTTGTCGCCCTCAAACGTAACCTGGCGAGTGTCGGGGTCGCCCTCGTCCATGGACACGATGTCAGACACCGACTCGGCGTCGGCTTGGCGTCCAGGGCGCGTCATCTGTGCTGGGGGCGGGCCCATCATATTCATGAGCGACCCAAAGTCCATACCGGGCCCACGCATTTCACGCGGGCCTCCAGGCTGCTGGGGAGCCGGCTGCGTACGCTGCACGGCGTCCATCATGTTCTGCATCAGCCCGGGGTTCTGCTGCATCACCTGAGTCACGTTGGGCACTGCCGCCTTGAACATGCTGTTGGTCAAGTGGAACATCATAGCAGAGCCGCCAACCATCATAATCAGCTTCACCTCTGGTGCCACCTGGACCTTCGTCTTGTACTTGTTGTATAGCTCCTCAAACACACCGTCATAGTCATCAACGTTCTCCATCACGTTCTGGGACCAGCCATTGAGCTCCAGGTCAAAAGGATCAAACTTGTCGTTTAAAAACTCTAGGCCGGTGATGCAAGCAACCATCATGCGGCGCTGGAACTTGATGGAGCGATCAACCTCAATACCATAGGTCATACGCTTGTACTCGGTACGAATCTCCTCAATGTCCGAGTAAATGGTCATACGCTGACTGGACTGAATACCCTTCTTGTTCAGGCGGGTAATTTTGTTCAGTAAATCAGCCTTCTCGTCCTCAATGGACTTGTAGCCCTCAGAAGGCGTCTGACCCCCGGAGCCCTGAAAGCCACCCTCCTGCTGCTGACCCTCCTCACCTTCATACTCGTCATCCTCCTCGCCGCCGTCAAACTCCTCTGGAGGAGCCACAGGAGGAGCTGTACGCTTGCTGGGATTCATGAACATATCCAGACCCTCATCAGGTGAGGGTGGTGGCGCCATGGGACCAGGGGCACGCTTGGCAAACGGACTCGGCCGGGAAGGTTTGGGTCTCACAGGAACACGCCGACTATCAGGGGCGACGATTGAAATCTCATCAAGAATCTTTGACTCGTTGTCATCCATCTTCATCACTTGACCGTCGTTCATATCAAACGAGAACTCCATATCTACGATCTTTAAAGAAAAGTGATTCTTGGCTTTAACGCAAAAAAAATATCCGTAAAAATCAAATGGCATTCAAGGTTGGAAAAATGTTAGTTCAAGCTGTGATCGTTGGTCTGCTCCTGGCAATCCTGATCATGTTGGTCCAGGGCCGTGGCTCCACCAGCACGTTCGAGCCCTCTCCCCTGATGACCGTCGCAGGCCCCAACGCCGCCTCCGACCCAGCAAGCATCTTTGCGATCAAGCCCTCCCTGTCCTGTGTGGCGGGTCCCTCGGAGACGGCTGATTACTACAGCAGCGGCCTGACCCCAGGAGGCCTGTGCGGTGGCGCCGAGTATGTCCGTGATCAGCAGCGCGACTACGCCATCGCTTCCGGCGTTGGCGGTTCTCTGCTTGAGAAGTAGGAGCACGTCTAAAAAAATAGAGTCTTAAAGTAATATGTGCGACACAGAGGTGTACACGATCCGTGTTGATTCAATCGGTGCCAGCTCAAATACGAGCTTCGTCGGTTACATGAACACCCCTCTACGAAACGTAATCAAGGCGGAGCTCCTTGCAGCGAGTTTTCACGCCAATGCCGTTGCTCCAGTGACCTCCTCAGGATATTACGTCAATATTGAAGAACTCAAATCAAAGTTCAATGACAAGACATACCTCCAGTATTCAATTAACGGATCAAAAGAAGGTGCGACTCCATTAATTACCACCTCTAACGTCGGCCAGCTCGCAAGCTCAATCGTATTCATCTCACTTGATGATAACGCCACACCAAACCACAGGACTCTATTCTCAACCAACGCGTATTTCCCTGTAGAAATTCCTTACATTGAACCGATTCGTCTGATTGAGAAATTCACTGTGAATTTTTACACAGCGGGTGGCGGTCAGAATGAGTTTATCGGTCCGTCATACTTGACCTTACGCATCACATGCTCAAAGCCCAACGTGTGTCTCTATCCTGGGCGTGCAGGTGTGCCTCTAATGTAAGAATAAAACTCCTAAACTCTAATAGATGGGCGACATTCTCGTCTATGTTGATTCTAATAATAGGAATCAATCTATATTTCCAAATTCAAATTCATATACTCTGCACCTGACGTCACCCATCCTCAATATCTCAAAGGTTGAGGTGCTCACGGCTATGTTGCCAGACGTGTACACGTCGCAGTATCTGACTTTGGATATCCAAGAACTCAGGACCCCGAAAAACCTCGTGGCTTCAGCGCTCACTCTCTCAGACACATACGCCACGAACGTGGGAAACACGTCTGCTATTCACAACTTGGCGGTCCCAAACTCCAACGCCTTTTACGGGTCATTTGCTGTGATCCCCGTCAAGGCGGCCACGTCACTCGCTTCAAACGCCTCAACCTATACAAACACCGCCTATATTTACAATAACGAATTTTACAATGCAAATTATCGTATAAGCACTGAATTTGAGTCCAGAATTGACAAGCTAGACCGGCTGACCATCACTTGGCGCCAGTCAAATAACGGTGACGTGTTTGTTGACAAGGGGTTCAGCCCAGCGAGAGATTTAGGTAGGAACATGTTTATTTTACGTTTCCAGACAATCCATGTACCCGACGAACCTGTACGACCGCCGAGCCTCCCAGACCCGGTACCATGGGATTCTGGTGACAAAATGAAGATGTACCTTGTATTTGCATTTGCAATTGCAGGTCTTTTGATTGTTGCCATTGCGCGTCCCCGTAAATAATTGCTTGATATCTATTAGATGTGCGACTCGATCGCAAACGGGGGACCCGTGTCCTTCACGTCAACTGGGGGCGGCGGTTCCTGCCCCCCAGCCAACGTGATCATCGCATCAAACGTTCTTTCCACAAATGGAAACGTCATCGCAGGCAACGTCATCAGTCAAGACGGCACCTTTTACGGAAACCTGTATGTAGCTGGTCATATTTATGGAAATCTCATTTATGATTCTGTAAACATATCAGGTACTGCGAACGTATCAGTTTTACAAGCTGGTTCAATTACAGCGGACAGTGCAAACCTCGGGAACCTTTACGTAAGTAATTCAGTCACGACAACTAACGTATTTTTCCAGAATGCAATTTTAGATCAAAATTTGCCAATTTTCAATACCGCCCAAGGAACATGGGGGTCTAGTGCCAACGTGTCACAGGTGACGGTGGACCAATACGGGCGCGTCTCTGCTGCTGCGAACGTCGCCATCACCTCTTCCCAGTGGTCAACTATAAATGGTAATGTAGCTTACCAAAACGGAGTGTCTATAGGGTCCCTGAGCAACCCCCCTGATGGTTCCAACCTATATGTTCTAGGGACTGCGACTTTTACAAACATAGCTGGAAACGGGTCTTCAATTTCCTCCCTAAATTCTTCAAACCTTGTGGGTAACGTTGCAAACGCAGATGTGGCGCTCGTGGTTTCACAAGCGGCCCAACCCAACATCACGTCCGTAGGTACTTTGACAGGTCTGACGATTGATGGGCTCTTGATAGGATCTAACGCTTCGGGACTTGCGAACATAAACGCTTCTAACCTCGCGTTCGGCATCGTGAACAGCGCTTTGATTCTGGGAAACACCCTCAGTAATATCCAGTTTTCAAACGTATCAGGGCTCGTGACGGGAAACGTCCTCAGTAACCTGAACGCTTCTAACCTATCATTCGGCATCGTGGACAGTGCCTTGATTCTAGGAAACACCCTTAGTAATATCCAGTTTTCAAACGTATCAGGGCTCGTGACGGGAAACGTCCTCAGTAACCTGAACGCTTCTAACCTATCATTCGGCATCGTGAACAGCGCTTTGATTCTAGGAAACACCCTCAGTAATATCCAGTTTTCAAACGTATCAGGGCTCGTGACGGGAAACGTCCTCAGTAACCTGAACGCTTCTAACCTATCATTCGGAGTTGTGAACAGCGCTTTGATTCTGGGAAACACCCTCAGTAACATTCAGGTCTCCAACATCACAGGGTTAGTTTCGGGAAACACCCTCAGTAACCTGAACGCTTCTAACCTATCATTCGGCATCGTGGACAGTGCCTTGATTCTAGGAAACACCCTCAGTAATATCCAGTTTTCAAACGTATCAGGGCTCGTGACGGGAAACGTCCTCAGTAACCTGAACGCTTCTAACCTATCATTCGGCATCGTGGACAGCGCTTTGATTCTGGGAAACACCCTCAGTAACATCCAGTTTTCAAACGTATCAGGGCTCGTGACGGGAAACGTCCTCAGTAATCTGAACGCTTCTAACCTCGCGTTCGGAGTTGTGAACAGCGATTTGATTCTGGGAAACACCCTCAGTAATATCCAGTTTTCAAACGTATCAGGGCTCGTGACGGGAAACGTCCTCAGTAACCTGAACGCTTCTAACCTATCGTTTGGTATCGTGAACAGCACTTTGATTCTAGGAAACACGCTTTCAAATATCTCAGGGTCTAACGTGACCGGGAACGTCGCAAATGCTGACGTGGCTCTGGTGGTTTCGCAAGCGGCTCAACCCAACATCACCTCCGTGGGTCTGTTGACAAATTTAGCCGTGAGCAATTCTTTGACCACTTCAAATATTTCTGTAACTGGAAACATCAACGTTCAAGGGGTGTCTAACCTGGTTAACGTTTACGCGCTAATGTACTTTGGAGACGGTGGCCTCTTGACGAACATTTCAAGCAATGCCATCACACAGCCATTTGCTAACCTTGTGGTTTCTAATGCCATTACGACCACGAATCTTTTCACCGCGGGTATAACGTCAAATGCTTCAAATACTATTTTCAATTATGATACACTCGTAATTCCGTTCTTATCGTCAACAACCTTAAACGTTTTTTCAACGGCAAATATACTTACACAAACAATTCAAGGATCTACGGGTGCCACGTCGCTCTACGTCACGGGCAACCTCTTCGTCTCTAACGCTCTGACCACAACCAACGTCTATCTGACAGGTGATCTAAACGTCCAGGGGGTTTCTAACGTTACGAACGTTTACGCCCTGCGATACTTTGGGGACGGCGGTCTATTGTCGAACGTCACAGCAAGCATCCCTTCAACCTTTGCAAATCTCGTCGTTTCCAACGCGGTAACAACAACCAACCTGTTCGCCAACACACTGACCCTTTCAAATGCGACCGCAAGCATCACGGGTAACCTCTACGTCTCTAACGCTCTTTCAACCACCAATGCTTACTTGACAGGCACCCTCAACGTTCAGGGGATCTCTAATCTCTGGAATGCTAACGTGGCGAACGTTTATGCCCTAAGATATTTTGGAGACGGCGGGCTGCTTTCCAACATATCAGGTATTGTAACTGGGAACACCCTCAGTAACCTGAACGCTTCTAACCTATCGTTTGGCGTTGTGAACAGCGCTTTGATTCTAGGAAACACCCTCAGTAATATCCAGTTTTCAAATGTATCAGGGCTCGTGACAGGAAACGTCCTCAGTAACCTGAACGCTTCTAACCTCTCGTTCGGTATCGTGAATAGCGACTTGATTCTAGGAAACACCGTCAGTAACCTGAACGCTTCTAACCTCTCGTTCGGTATCGTGAATAGCGACTTGATTTTGGGAAACACCCTCAGCAACATCCAGGTTTCAAACATCTCCGGGTTCGTCTCTGGCAACGCCCTCAGCAACCTGAACGCTTCTAACCTCACATTTGGCATCGTGGATAGCGCCTTGATTCTAGGAAACACCCTCAGCAATCTGAACGCTTCTAACCTCACGTTTGGCATCGTAGACAGCGCCTTGATTCTAGGAAACACCCTCAGCAACCTGAACGCTTCTAACCTCACGTTTGGCATCGTAGACAGCGCCTTGATTCTAGGAAACACCCTCAGCAACCTGAACGCTTCTAACCTCACGTTTGGCATCGTAGACAGTGCCTTGATTCTAGGAAACACCCTCAGCAACCTGAACGCTTCTAACCTCACGTTTGGCATCGTAGACAGCGCCTTGATTCTAGGAAACACCCTCAGCAACCTGAACGCTTCTAACCTCACATTTGGCATCGTAGACAGTGCCTTGATTCTAGGAAACACCCTCAGCAATCTGAACGCTTCTAACCTCACGTTTGGCATCGTAGACAGTGCCTTGATTCTAGGAAACACCCTCAGCAACATCCAGGTTTCCAATATCACGGGGATAGTCTCCGGCAACGTCCTCAGCAACCTGAACGCTTCTAACCTCACGTTTGGCATCGTAGACAGCGCCTTGATTCTAGGAAACACCCTCAGCAATCTGAACGCTTCTAACCTGGCTTTTGGCATCGTGGACAGCGCCTTGATTCTAGGAAACACCCTCAGCAATCTGAACGCTTCTAACCTGGCTTTTGGCATCGTGGACAGCGCCTTGATTCTGGGAAACACGCTTTCTAATATCACAGGGTCTAACGTCACGGGAAACGTCGCAAACGCGACTGTGGCTCTTGTGGTTTCACAGGCGGCCCAACCCAACATAACCTCTGTGGGCCTGTTGACAAATTTAGCCGTGAGCAATTCTTTGACCACTTCAAATATTTCTGTAACTGGAAACCTCAACGTTCAAGGGACCGCGAACATATTTGTCGCAAATATTGCAAATATTTACACTACAAATATAGTTGGGTTTATAGGCTCTCAGTGGACGACGGGTACTGGTAACGTTTATTACCTGGGAAATGTGGGTATAGGCACAAGTGAAGTAAGTGCGAACCTGACGGTTGTAGGAAATATATATGCTTCAAATTCCCTCACAACGACCAACCTGTTCGCCAATACCCTGACCCTCGCGAACGCAGCCTCAACCATCAACGTTATAGGGTCTGTGACCGCCTCAACCTTCTACGGCGCCCACGCCGGTGCCAATACCGGATCCTTCTCCGATCTCACAACCACAAACGTCTTTGCGACCACGGCAAATGTAAGCACTCTGAACGTCGCCACGGTGTCCAACTTGGCGAATCTCGTGGTTTCAAATTCAGTTACAGCAGCGAACATTTTCGCGAGTAAAGGACTTGATGTGGGACCAGGCATCCTCGGGACGAACGTCGTTGTGTTTTCCAACATTTCGGGTGGCGCCAACACCTTCGTGATGGATTCGCGTGGACGAATAGGTATCGGGACGACAAATCCACAGTCTATTTTTCAGGTGCAGGTTGGTTCGGTGACTCCTGCAACTGGGTCTATGACCACCGGAGTTGTGATAAGTGCTGGTCCATCCGGGTCTACGGCACAGGCAATCAACATGGGGGCGTCGGGAAGCGGTGCGGGACATGCTTGGATTCAGTCCGCCTATACCAATAATCCCAGAATCGGTAATACACTGGCCCTTAATCCTTTAGGAGGTGGTGTGGGTATTGGCACCACGGGCCCCACTGCCAACCTTCACGTCCAAGGAAATATCTTCGCCTCGAACGCACTCCAGACGACCAACGTCCTCTCATCGAACATCAATGTGTCGTATACCGCGAACATAGCGAATCTGATCATCACGTCAAATATACTTCCAGGTCCGTCAGGGAACACTTATGTGACAGGGAACCTCGTAGTCTCGGGTAACGTCTTCTCAAGTCTCGGGACGCCTCTCGGGGAGGGTGGGTCACTGTACTATAGTCTCGCATCAAATTACACACCACCAGTGTATACAGGCGCCTTGTACGGACAGGCCCTTGCTCTCAATCTAGGTGCATTCAATGAACAGGGGTCAAGTTCACTCGTATCCAGATCAGTGAATGGAAATTTTAGATTCAGCAAACCGGGCGTTTATAATCTAAGGGCTATTTTCCTCACCAACGGTAATAACGTCATAGGGATCGGGATAGGCTCTAATGCATCAGATACGACGACACGTACGGATCAGACGTACGTGTACAGATATACGACTTTTGTGACTCAAAATCCTACTGAAGTCTTTGATATTCAATTTTATGCGGGCTCACCGACTGATTATTACTACGTTGATTTATTTGCGGTGGACGCTCCAACTCTCATGCCTACATCCGACCCGCTAGGAGGAACGTGGTTGTCTATGGGACCTCTCCAGGGCAGCGGGGGATCAGGGCCTCCTGTAACTATTTCAACGCTCGGAGCCGTCGTCACTGGGCGGACGACCAGCTACGGTGCAGGAGTCGGTGATTATTACATCGGAATGTCCAATGGTCAGACGGTCAACCTACCAATCGGGTCATCACTCACGGCCGGAAAACAGTACATAATCAAGGATGAATCTGGTCTTGCGGGTACATTTGTAGGATACAGAGTGACTATTGCCGCGTCGGCTCCAGACCTCATAGATGGTCAGGATTCTGTAATTTTGGCTCTAAATTATGGAGCCATAAATGTAATTTGGACAGGAAGTTTCTGGAGTATATATTAGAATGGTATACCTATTCAATTCCGACGTGACACTCGCGTCCACGCCCCAACTGGACGCGTTCGGTAGGCTACGTGTGTGCAATCCTTTTACGCTCTTTGATTCTCAGCAGAGGTTCGGCCTTGACGCGTCGTTCCGGTCGAACGTCGCATCGGGTGGATCGGTGACCTTCATACCGACCCAGAGTTCTGCAAATCTCACGGTGACCAATACGACTGGCTCGTTTGCGGCACGCGAGTCTGCGTATACGTTCAGATATCAGCCTGGAAAGTCTCTTTTGACGATGATGACATTCACGATGGCACCAGCCTCTCCAGGCAACACACGTCAGCGCGTAGGCTACTTCGGGGCGGACAACGGCTTTTACGTCGAGTTGGCGAACGGACCCGAGCTCGTCCAGCGTTCGAACGTCACTGGAACCGTTACGCTTTCAAACGTGGCGCAGGTCAATTGGAACGGTGATAAGCTCTTGGGAACTGGACCGTCCGGTCTGACGCTGGACATCACAAAGTCCCAAATTCTCTGGATCGACATGGAATGGCTTGGCGTCGGCTCGGTTCGCATGGGTTTCGTCATCAACGGTATTTTCATCCTGTGCCACACGTTCAATCACGCCAACTTGGTCGTGGGGGCGTACATAACAACGGCGTGTTTGCCTGTCCGGTACGAGATTCAGACTCTGAACGGAGCGGCGCCTGCAACCTCGAACCTGACGCAGATTTGCTCGACCGTCATATCAGAGGGTGGATCGAACGCACCCCTCACGCTGTACTCCAATCTGGCCACGTTCAGTGCGACCGTGGGTGCTGGAACCTGGGTACCGGTCATATCAGTCAAGTTGGTTGCTGATCGCCTCGACTCTGTGTGCGCCATCAAGCAGGTTGAGGTGGTGATAAAGTCGACGGATGACATCGTACAGTGGGCTCTGTGGAGCAACGTCACAGCGGCGAACCTGACGGGTGAGAACTTTTTGGCGGCGCCACCGAGCACGAGCATCCTTGTGGACAAGTCGGCGACAGCCTTTTCAGCCACGACGTGTCAACAGGTGGCGTCAGGTCTGGTTGCGGCGCAGGGGAAAACCTCTGGATTGGCCGTCTTCGAACTCGGTCAGTACTTTTCACAGATTGGCCGGAATTCGTTCACAGAGACGAGCGATATATTTACGCTCGCATTTTTCAACAACACTTCACAGGCAACCGTCGATGCTGACGTTCTTTTGAGTTGGCAGGAACTTTTATGAACGGAAACTTGACGCTGAAATTTATTAAATCTATTAATAATAATGGTCACTGCGGCGATCCGCAGGTCGGTTTGGCGGGCGGCGACCCGGCGCGTCGGCCCCCAGTTCCTGTCCAGAGCGCTCAACTACTACAAGTTCAACCCAGTTCATAAAAGAGACTTTTTGAACGCTTATTCAAAGTACCTCAACGCCCTCAACAACACAAATAACGTCAAGGCGAAGGCCAATGCACGTGCGGCAGGCATAAAACTCACAAATACCCTTTTCAAAATATACAACAAACAGGCTCATAAAAAACACAATCCAGTCGCCAATGGATTGACGAACGGTGTTCAGGCCAGTGTGATTTACTGGATGCCTGGTGTCCTGGTCAGACGGGCCATCGGCCGTAAGGCGCGGTCGGCGCCGGTTCGTAGATCAAAATCCTTCTGAAAATTTTATGAGGTTATAAAACGATGCACCACCTTGACGAAGTTGACTGTGAACTTTGTATTTTGGATGAAAATTGTGAAATCATTCATGTGTTTGAACGTGGGGACCTCTCCAGGGGTACGTACAAACACATGTGTGCGTGTGTGAAGGAATTTTGGAATGAAAATGCAGACCCGGATGAGGTGTGGACTCGGGCTGAAGCGGCGTGGGATGCCCTGACTCCGGAACAGCAGCAGCTGCTCTGGAGCCTGAGTGTTCAAGAACAGCAGAACGCAAAGGATATTTGTACTGGTCTTTTAGCAACCTTGATGAATTATCAAGGATTTAGTTCTGTTAAAAAGGCTTTTCAGGTGGCTATCAAGGGTGTCCTGGAGCAGTTTGAGTGACCGAGACCAGTCCCGAAGGGACTGTGATCCACTGGGGTGCTACGCGAGCCGAGACCAGTCGCTACGCGACTGGGGAATGAAGCTCCGCGAGGACAGTCGCTACGCGACTGGGGCTTAGACCATCTTGGCGGCGTACTGCAGCAGCAGCACGAACACCAGGGCGTGGATCAGCACACCGATGTGGCTGGGGCGGCCGGTCTTGTCCTGGATGAAGCCACCGACCACTGGCAGCTGGCTGGTCAGGTCATAGGTCATGGGGTTGGCAACCAGGAAGAACAGAATGAATGGGAGGTACTTGGCCGACATTTGGTACTATTAGCTGAGAAATTTAATTCAGAGTTACAGTAACATATCCTGCTGCGTTTAAATTAGTTGCTGTTGCTGAATAAACGCCAGTAATATCATAAGATCCGCCACCACCACCTCCTCTTCCTTGACCGGCCGCGCTGCCGTTACCGCCGCCAGAATATCCGCCACCAGCTCCTCCCGTTCTATTTGCTGATGGGAAATTTCCTGAACAACTAGCCCCTCCAAATCCCGCACTCCCTTGTCCGTTCAAACTTCCATAACCCCCGTTTACGAAAGCTTTTGATGTTAATGATGCGGTTCCTGCGGCGCCACCATTTCCATAAAATCCAGCACCTGCATCATTTCTGTTAAAATTACCGCTTGTTGCGACCGCGCCACCGCCACCGTTCGTGCCACCCGTACCCGCCTGCGTCGGCGCGAAAAAGAGCCCGTCCTTACCTGATGTGTTAAGTGAACCATTCACGTTTCCGTTAGCCCCTGTTTCATATCCTATGCCACCGGCGCCACCGGCCACGAAAAGAGGAGTGGTACCCGAAGCAACAAATGTCCCCCCTCCGCCATCACCATTGTAAATTCCTTTTTGCCCAACTAATATTCCTATTAATTGGTTCTGATTTAAAGTATATGTCGCTGTAAGAACAGCGCCATTACCTGCATTGACTGGATCAACGCTTATTGAACTGAATGATCCCGCTCCAGCAACTGTAAATGTGTATGAACCTGTCTTGGGAACTGTCCAATATTGTATTCCATTTACAAGATATAACGCACTTGAAGTACCGGCTCCAGGGTAATTTCCAGAGTATCCAGATAGAGATAATGGACCCAAGGGTCCTGTTGTTCCCAAAGTTGTGAATGTAAATGTAGTGAAGGCATAAAGATACGATCCTTCAATTAAATTGCGATCAGTATAATTCAATGCAGAATTAAACAAGAACATGTAATAGAGCTCCCCATTGAGAACATGATTTGATCCCTGCCCCTGATTACTTCTTAGATCTGTTCCTATAGTATTCTGATTTGTTCCGCTATTTCTGTTAGTATTAGCATTTGTATTTACAGAATTACCGTTTACATATAAAGTTCGGCCAATTGTATTGTCATAAACGGCCGACACAGTATTGTTTGCTGCGTAAGTACCACCTGTAATATCATTGTTCCACCAAAAGTTTTTATAACCGACACTCGAATCATATTCTAGTGCGTTTGTGTTTGACGTGATGCCATATGTACCGCTGCCAACAATACACCCCGGAGACGTGATTGTATTGTGTTTTACAATCATTGTATAATTAGAGTTGCCATAAGGTACTGTACCGTTGGGCAAGTTGAAATATGCACTTGTTTTAAAATCAATTTGATTATTTGAATAATCAATTTTAGGTTGTAATGATGTATTAGTCTGAGTTGCATTATTAGAACCAGCTTGATCGTACCATATTGTTACATATCCAGTTGCACCGCCAAGCCAATCAGCAATTCTAGTACCTGATATAGGAGTCGTTAAAAGACTTCCACCCAGACGATTTGCGTAAAAATCTTGAAGTACGTTGTCTGTAGATCTACGCACCTGAATAACTTTTGAAGATGTACTATTCACGGACGCAAGACTATAGGCACCTGTGCATGACGCCGAGGCGGCTGGCGAAAGCTGTACAAGAATAGGTGCGCCTTTCATAGTAGCCAAATATGGATATTGAAAAGGATAGCTTATTATAATAATACCACTTCCACCCGAGCCTCCGTTATTACCTCTAATTCTAGTGCCACCCTGACCGCCATTTCCTCCAGTTCCTGTACCAGCGTCGCCTGATGTTGCGGTGCCTCCTTGGGCTAAAGCCACACCCCCGTTTCCACCCACACCCCCCTGCCCATATACTACGGTCGTTCCAGAAATATCAGTTGAAAATCCTGCACCTCTGGCGCCACCCGCGGGTGCCACGCCGCCTTGTGAACCTGCACTTCCGGCGCCGCCCCCGCCACCACCTTGTTGACCTGATACAGTGTGCCCGGCCCCGCCGCCGTTGCCCAACCCTCCACCCGTCGTGACGGAAGATGTTGCTACAGCAGTTAGCCCCGCACCTCCTCCAGATCCACCATTAGCACCATTCCGGTTAGTACTAGTACCGGCCCCGCCGCCGCCGCCACCCGCAACAGTAATATTGACACCAAGGCTGCCAATAAATGATGTGCTTGCTCCCGTCCCTCCTCTACCTGGTACAGACGTCGCCCATCCACCGCCACCTGCGCCACCTCCTATAGTTATAGTATAGTTATCAGCCGCTAAATAATAAGAAGATGCATAATAAACCTCCCCGGCCCCGCCTCCACCGCCTCCATTTACATTGGTAGCGGTGGTGCTGTAAATGTTCCCCCCACCCCCGCCGCCGCCGGCTATTATTAATATTCTCACGTACCCGCCGCGGAGTACTTGAAGTGTTGTATTTCCAGATGATATGGCGAATGTAATTACTTGTTGACCACCAACATAACTCACAGCTCCGCCAATAGTAATTGGACTAAAAACAGTTGGCACATTAGTAACTACTGATCTTCGTATACCTTTTGCATTATATATAAGTAAAACCTGCGCCGCTGTCAAAACTTTGTTATAAATACACAAATCGTCTATCAAACCATTTCCAGCCGTACCCGTACCATCAACGAGACAGCCTATAGACAGGTTCCTTCCGTAAGTGGTGATTGTAGGGAACGACGCAGTCACCGTTGTTTGGAAAATTCCATTAAAATATGTTGAATACGACGTGTTTGTAGCTACGATGGCGATGTGGTACCACCCACCGTTCCCCAGAATAGGTGAATTCCAACTGGTAATTGGCGAGAAATTCACAACCAGTCTACCAGATCCGTCAAGGGTGACGTTTATCCTATCGTTGGTGACCGTCCCTGACGTCACAGAAGACATGTCAAGTAAATTCCCAGCCGATGTGCTCGTGGGGTTCCACCAGAAGCACATGGTCATCACTGGAATGTCGGGTACGGAGTAAATCACGTTAGAGGTGGATCCGTTAATATAAAACGCCTGTCCATAAATTCCAGCCTGATAAGAAACTGTTCCGTTGGTTACCGTCGGCGAAACACCCCCGATGTAACTCGTGGTTGAGCCATCAAAATTCCATGCTAAAATAGGTTGAGGAGTTTGTGAAGTAAAACTCATCCCTGCTCTGAGACGAGAAGTTTATCACGTTCCGTAAGCGCCCAGCTGGTTCTGGTACACCTGGTTGATGAGCCCACCCGACGTGTCCAAGTCGTAAAGAGACTGTGTGAATACGAGGAGCTCGTAGATTTCTCCTTGATAAAAACCCTGCCCGGGTGCTTGCCCTATATACATAAATCCACCTCCACTTGTTAATGGATTCGTATTTACAGAACTCGCGGTTATTCCGTAATTAGCAGTGTCACTCGTATAAAGTTTCTTCCCGCTAGTTGATGACTGCATACCCGTAGTATAACGAAGCGCCTCCGCTGATGCCGTCGTGAAATTTGCGGGATTATACCCAACAGCATTTGCATATTGGTCCAGTTTGAATGAGTCGGCACCATCTCCTAGTGCAAAAGAATACTGGTAACCTACGTGTAATCTGCTATTTAGAGCCCCGGGCCCATTTATGCCGAAAAAATACGAATTTTTCTTAGCCGCATTTCTTCTAGTAATACCTATAAATGTATAATTTGTATTATCTAGAATACCCCCTGTACTTGTATTTAAAGAGTTTGTCGTCCCGTTAAACAAACACGAATACCCCGGCCCCTTCGTCGCCCTTTGGATAATCGGTTGATTCGCGGCGGTCAGTTGGGTCGCGTGGTTCCCAGCACCGGATTGGTCGTACCACGTCGTGACGTATCCGGTCGCGCCCCCGAGCCAGTTCGCCAAGCTTTGCCCGACGACCGGAGCTGTGAGCAGATTGCCGAGGCGGTCGGTGTAGAAATCGGTTTGCCACGAGGCGTTTGAACCGTATAATTTCATTTCACCAATGGCGAAAGAATTGTTTAAACTGACCTGGTAACACCCCATTCGGTAGTGTGAATAGGCTACGGGACTTCCAGAAATAGTATAATTGTTATAAATGCCAGTTGATGGGGGAGTTCCCCGCTGATCTATGACCGTCCACGTCGTTCCATCATTCGAGGCAAACACGTTCCAGATGGAGGGGATATTCGTATTTTGTGGGAAAATTGAATAACTTGAGAGAACGATTGCTTGAGGGAGTTGGATCTGAAGCCATTCACCTGGGTAAGAAAAACCTGCGGCGGTTGTGGTCGCTGTTCCCGAATATGGCGTGTTAACGGTGTAGGTGGCGGCTGACACCCACCGACCTAAACTATCAATACCATCAAATGCCCTCCATGAATAGTTTGAACTGAGCGTCGAGGAACTATTAGATACATAGCTTCCTGTGCCACCAAATGAGTAACCCGCGAGGGTTTGAGTGAACTGGTTCCCCGCCTGCACAGCTGCCGAAGTCATCGCCACCGGAGGAAACTGCGCCTGTGGTCGAACCTGCACAGCCCTCGCACTCGTCCCATTGACCGCCCGGAGACTGAACGCGCCGACGGAGGAGGCCACAGCCGACGGGGACAGTTGGGTGAACAGGGGGGTTCCCGTCATACGTACCGGAAGCGGGTACCGGACGATCACGATTCCTGAACCGCCGGAGCCGCTCCCATATCCTGACCAGCCACTACCACCCCCGCCACCGCCCGTGTTTGGGGTTCCATTAGTAGCTAACACAGCTTGCGCGCTTCCTCCTAATCCACCTCCACCAGTGCCACCAGATCCGCCCGTTCCGTTCCATGCGCCACCTCCACCACCGCCTCCGTAATAAGTGGAAGTTCCTGAAATTGAATTTAAAATGCCAGTTCCTCCACTACCTCCAACCGTACCGACGCCATTTGACCCGCTTGTAGTCGCGCCGCCGCCGCCACCACCACCAGTAGTTCCGGCGGTTCCTCCTGAAAATCCAGATGCACTCGCACCTCCTATACCTATATTACCAATACCCCCGTAGCCCCCCGTAGCTGTAATAGTTCCGAAAGATGATGATCCTCCAGTCGATCCTGTCTGTCTATAACCATTTCTAGCTCCGCCACTGCCTACAGTCACATTTACAGATCCTGTTATTGCTAGCTGCGTGTTATAAGAAAGTTGTCCTCCACCACCACCGCCACCTGAATCGTCGCCACCCCCGCCACCCCCCGCAACCACGAGGACCTCGACGTTTCCAGAAGTCGACGGCGTGAATGTACTCGTCCCGATCGTCGTGAATGTGTGGATCCGGTACCCACCGATATCCTGAACTGTGTTGCCACCGGTCGCGGACTGAATCGCGCCACCCGAAAACATGGTCAGGGGCGAGACGGACCGAAGCAAAAGAGCCGTCGTTCCCGTCGGATAAATTGAAAGAGGTGCGGTCGGGGGCGTGAAATTTGATATGTACGGCAGAGTTGCGGCACCAGTGACTACACGAAGGTTTGAAATGTCAATAACGTAACCACCTCCACTCGGATAAAGACTTACAGATGATCCAGAATTGTACGTTATACCAGAAGTCGTGCCACCGCTGGCGACACTTCCGTTGATGGACCCGTACAACGTCTGCGTGGCGTAATTATATGAAAATGAAAAATGATTCCAGGTTCCCGGTACGAATTGAAATGAAAAAGGAAAATTCGATCCGTAAGAAAACTTGAGACGGTACCCTCCACTTGATGCGTTCATGTATACAGAATATTCAGAGTTTGGGTAATTACCTCGTTCGATTATTCTGGGATTTCCCGAATTAGTTCCGCTCAGGTACATCCAGAATTCTATAAAGCAATTTGAACTCCAGAAACTGAAATTAGTCTTTGAAACAGATGATGGAATACCATAATTCAAATTTTCAATAGATCCTTCCGTCCCACCAAATGGGCTATTTGTGTTGGACGTTGCTGAACCATAAGTACTCAATGTCAATGGTTTTTGACTCTGATCGCTGACCGTGAACGTAGGGACTCGGCTATTTTGAACCCCCCGCCCCGGCACGCCCTGCTGATTGTAAATAGACTGAACCTGCGCGGCCGTCAGAGCTCGGTCGAATATGCGCAGGTCGTCGATGTTTGCACCAATACAAGGGAGAGTACCAGTAGTTCTTGCACCAATGCTAGTGGAATATTGAACCGTGACTGCGGGTATCTGGGTATAAATAGCAGACCCTATGACCACACCATTTACGTAATATGTCATGGTGCCATTGAATATAACGGTCGTGAGGTGATACCATGTATTTAACTGGGCGACTGGACCTGTTATAGTACTAAATGTAGAGGTCCCATCTGCAAAGTTTGAACCGATTTGACCCGATGCATTCAGATAATGATACATTCCGGTTGAAAGAACTGAAGTTTGAACTCCTTCGAAAATTGCAAAAGCCGGCAAAGTTGACAAATTCGTGAATTGAACCCATATGGTGCGACTAAAACCAGAATTTACTTGATAAACTTGAGGACTAATGTCGTACACGACGTAATTCACGGGAGTCCCTGACGGATTTGATATAAGGATTGCTTGATTGTATTTTCCAGAAGTATAACTAGCGGTTCCAGTGATTGTGGACGTCGCCGATCCGATGTACGGCGTCGTCGTCCCGTTGAAATCCCACGCGAGCTTCGGCAAAGGCATCGCGCGATTCGGCGCCGGGGCTCCTTGACTCGAGTAAACCGACTGGACCTGTGCCGCCGTCAGAGCCGTGTTGTAGATGCGGAGGTCGTCGTATAAAGCGTCCGTTGGGGCGTAACCACCATTTGAGCCAAGCTGAATTTCGTTCGTTAAAGTTACTGGATTCGCGTAAGCCGTTGGTGTTCCGGATTGAGTTCCATTATAGTAGGCGGTGATATATCCGTTCGCCACGATACATGCCAAATGTTTCCAGCCAGGTGTCAGGGTCTGTGAAACTGTTGTAGTATAATAAGTTGTACCGTTGTAATAAGTAAGTGACCAATTTGTGGGATTTATATTGACTGATAAATAACCAGTTGAACCTAAAATTAGTACAGGTATTGAAAATTGTCCACTACTAGGTAAAATATTGACATATACCCAAAAAGAAATAGTGATTCCTATAGTTGGGTCAAGAGTTGTGTTAAGAGGGTACCTTAAATTTTTTGTTGACGTGTTAGGAGTTCCTGTAGGGTAATTCATGATTGAAATCGCGCTTCCATACTTCCCAGGCACATAAGTAATAAACTGCCCCAAGAGCGTGAACACGGTCGTTCCCATGTTCGCGACGTAACCAGGTGAAGCGTAAGAGAACGGTGCCGCGCCCGGTGTGAACGTCGCCACGGGAACCACCCCGCCTTGAACCACGCGGAGGTCGCGGATGTATTGTTCGTTTGAATACGTAGTACCAGTTCTTCCTATATGAGTTTCATATAAACTAGTGTATACAGGTGAACTAATAGTAGCAGACCCTCCATTAACGCCATTCACAAATGTATAAGCAGTAGCTGTTGAAGAAACGTATGAAAATGCAACATGTGTCCATTGATTTAGTACAAGAGGTGTACTATCTGGAACCACAGTTCCTTCTATTACAACACCCAATGTAGTTCCATTGGGTCTTAAAATCCAATCATTAAAATCATTTTGTGTAGAGTTTCCTCTACCTATTATTCGCCCTATTCCTGTCAAACTCTTGAAATATATCCAACATTCAACAAACAAGTTTGAAGTGGTCCAATTGAAATTTGTTGGCCCGGTCGACCCCAAGTTCATATAGCTACCCGTCGTCCCCGGAAAATAGACCGCCGTGTTAGAAACCCCTTCTACCGTCGTGACGAGTGCTGCACTTCCCTGGAGCTGCGCCGGTCCCGGTGAGACTTGTGCCGATGGACTGAGTCCAGTGACGCTGTCCACGTTCGAGTTTTCAAACTGCCACGCCAGACTCGGCTGGGGCTCAGTCCCAGAGTACATAAAACTCATCTCTAATAAACTCTAACACTTTATTAGAGATGGGCTACAGCAATGTGGCCGGAGACCTCAACGTCCTGTCAATCACGACGACCCAAGACCTCGTGGTCAGAAGAGATACGCTCCATTTAGGGAATATCGTGTCGACCCAAGGGTTCGCCACCTTTGGCAACGTCTCCGTGGCGAATTTAGTCGTCACGGGCAACTTCATAATTACAGCAACCAATACCCAAACCACAAACTCCCTAACAATCACCAACGCAGAAACGGCCACGGCTCTCAAGGTGACTCAGAATGAGGGTGGAGGTTTGGGCCATATACACAACGTCGCCGAGTTTTACGACGGTACGCTTTTGGCCATGGTCATAGACACAGAAGGCAACGTCGGAATCCACACGTCGGCGAGTCCGGGCTACGCTTTCACGGTTGCACAAGGCGCTCTGATAGACACGTTGACCCTCACAACCCCATTGGCGGTTTCGGCAGGCGGTATAGGGGTCACAACAACAACTCAAAACTATGTTTTTGCAGGTCCACAATTTGGTTCAGGTGCCCCAAATTTCAGAGCTCTTGTAAACTCTGATTTACCCTCTGTAATTTCAGTTTCAAATGTGTCAGGTAATGGTTCAGGGCTTTCAAGTCTCATCGGTTCAAACGTCACTGGGAACGTCGCCAATGCCACGGTGGCTCTCGTGGTTTCAGGGGCGGCCCAGCCCAACATCACGAGCGTGGGGCTCCTGAGTAACTTGGAGGTGAGTAATTCGGTGACGACCACCAACCTGTTCGCCAACACCCTGACCCTTGCGAATGCCACGTCAACTATCAACGTTCTAGGGTCCGTGACCGCCTCAACCTTCTACGGCGCGCATGCAGGCGCAAATACCGGAGCCTTCTCCAACTTGTTCTCGGCCAACGCCCTCACAACCACCAACCTGTTCGCAAATACCCTGACCATGTCCAATGCGACGAGCACAATCAACGTTCTAGGGTCTGTGACCGCCTCAACGTTCTACGGCGCGCATGCAGGTGCAAACACCGGAGCCTTCTCCAACCTGTTCTCGGCCAACGCCCTCACAACTACCAACCTGTTCGCCAACACCATGACCATGTCCAATGCGACGAGCACAATCAACGTTCTAGGGTCCGTGACCGCCTCAACGTTCTACGGCGCGCATGCAGGTGCAAACACCGGAGCCTTCTCCAACTTGTTCTCGGCCAACGCCCTCACAACCACCAACCTGTTCGCAAATACCCTGACCATGTCCAATGCGACGAGCACCATCAACGTTCTAGGGTCTGTGACCGCCTCAACCTTCTACGGCGCGCATGCCGGTGCAAACACCGGAGCCTTCTCCAACTTGTTCTCGGCCAACGCCCTCACAACCACCAACCTGTTCGCCAACACCATGACCATGTCCAATGCGACGAGCACCATCAACGTTCTAGGGTCTGTGACCGCCTCAACCTTCTACGGCGCGCATGCCGGTGCAAACACCGGAGCCTTCTCCAACTTGTTCTCGGCCAACGCCCTCAC